AGGACGACCTTGAGGGACTCCAGTTCGGCGGAGGCGCCGACGGTCATCTTCTCGACGGTGGTGCGGAGGTCGTCGCGTTCAGCGGTAAGGCCCGCAAGCGAGGCGGCGGCCTGGACGAGTTGCTCTTCGATGGTCATGCTAGTCCTGCGGAAATTGGCAACCTTGGCCGAGGGGACGACGGCCTCTTCGACCTCGTCTTCGACTTCCTCTTCGGACTCTTCGACGACTTCAGGCACATCCTCGGGGGCCATGACTTCGACGCCCAGGGCGGCCACGGCCTCGCGGCTGTCGGCCCGGTTGTCGATGAACAGGTCGACGCGCTCGCCCTTGTCCAGGCGTTCCTTGATGACGCGGGCCTTGAACACCGGCGCCTCTTCGGTGCCGTCATTCATGATCAGTTCCTGGTACTCGAGGCCGGTGGCGGCGAGGTCGGCCACGGTCTTCTCGCGGTCGGACTCCGGGCGGTTGGTCAGGACGACCACCTCTTCGGCGGTCTCGTCGATGTAGTCGATGACGCGCTCGACGGGCTGGCCGTCTTTCAGGATCGTGTCGTCGATGTCGGTGAAGATGCGGGGCATAGGTTTTAGAATGAGGCTAGGGCTTTGGAGAAGGAGTCGGCCAAGCCCGTGACTAGGCCCTGGGCGGCGGCTTGCTTACCCGAGAAGACCTGACCGCGGAGGGCGGAGTCGGCGACCATCTTGCGCTTGGCACGGATGGCGGCCTTGAAGTCTTCATGGATGCCGTCGACCGAGGCCTGAAGGTCGGCCATCTGCTCGTCAGAGAGGGACGTGCCCTCGATGCCGGCGCCCTTAAGGGGAGACCCGGACGACTTGATGACGACCATGCGCACGCCCTGGGACTCGTAGAGTTTGGACATGTCAGGGATGGCCATGTAGACCCCTACGGAGCCCACGGTCGCCGAGGGACTGGCCACGACTCGGTCGGCCTGAGAGCCTAGCCAGTAAGCAGCCGAAGCCATCTCGGAGTCGGTATAGGCCATGGTCGGCTTGCCCACGTCGCGGATCTTGTTGGCGAGCTCTTCGACGCCGGTGACCGTGCCGCCAGGGGAAGAGATGTTGAAGGCAATCTTCTCGACCGCAGGGTCGGCCGCCATCGCGTCGAGCGTGGCAGAGATTTCATTGACGTCCGTGACGCCCATCATGCGCTCGAGAGGGCTGACGCCCTTGGAGATCAGGCCGACGATAGGGATGACGCCCACGCCGTTCTGGATATACGGGGCAGGGGCCACGCCGAAGATCTGGGCGAGCATGTCGGAGAAGCCGAACTTCTCGGCCATGACCGCGAAGTCTTGGGCCTTGGACGGGTCGATGAGCATCGGCTCACGGCCCTTAAGAGCATGGGATAGGAAGCGGGTCATTTCTTTTCGTTAAGGTTGGTTCCGGGGAGCGGTTCAGCCTGGTCGACTTGGGCGACCGTGCCGAGCGGGGTGTTCGTCGGACGGAAGAGCAGCTCGAAGGGGATGCCGTACTGCTTCGCAAGGTTCTGAATATGCGCCATGTCGGCGGCTCGCTTCTCCATCTCGGAGCGGAAGTCGAGGCCGCGCTGGCCGTAGAGCTCAGACATGGACATAAGGCCCATCTCGATGTCGGCCCGGTCATTCGCGGCCTCGCGGCCAGCGTCAACGGTGACGGACTTAGGGGTAGTCCAGGAGGCGTCGAACCAGCGGGGGTCGTCAGGGATTTCTCCTCGGGCGATGCCGTCGGCGATGATGTACTCCCAAGTCGGCTGGCAGAATGATTCGATGATCATGTTCTGATACTTGCCGAAGACGCGGGCGGCCTTGGCCGTCACGAGTCGGACTCCAGCTCCGCCGGCGGCGGTGACGTCCTTGACGAACTCGTACGGGAGCACGGAGCAAATATCTTTTTCGAGCGCCGCAAGGAATCCGACGAAGGTGCTGTTCGGACGCTTTGACTCGAAACTTTCAAAGCGATCAGAACTTTCGAGCACGATGGTCTTGCCGCCCATCTGGCTGGCGATGATCTCGGCGTTGTTATGGTTCGAGGAAATCTCGGAGGCCGCGTCATCGTCGAGGAATCCTGAGCCCTTGTAGATAACGCGATTTACGTCGCCGTTGTCCTTACACGCCCTGCGTTCGATTTCGAGCAGCTCCTTGACATCCTGAATGGCATTGAGGCTAGACTGAAGCACGGGGACGCCGCGGGAGCCCGAGGCCGTCTCGATGTCCATGACGTGCATGACGGACTGAGCCTCGACCTTGCGGGAGGAGCCGTCGGCTTGGTAGACGTAATAGCAGTTCGGCTCGTTATACTTCCCGAAGCCGATGCCGTCCCAGCAATCCGCAGGGGTGTCGCCGTCGGCAGGGTCTCCCACGCGGTGGGCCTCGACGGTCTGGATCTGGGCACGGTCGCCGTTGACGACCTTAAGCACGAAGGCATCGCCGTCGCGGAAGGCCGCACGCATCAGCACGCCCTGGCACTGGTAAAAGGATTTGCCGGAGACGTCGATGCGCTTGGACTCGCGGGCGAAGTACTCCTCGTGCAGTCGGGCGACCTCGGGGTCGGCGGCATGGGACTGCGGACGGATGCCGTCGCCGACGACGTAGATGCAAACGTCGTTCAGGATCTGACGGAAGAGCGGGGACTCGCGCTCGGCCCATCGGCACTTCTTGACCATCTCATTGCGATCCCAGGGCGAGAGGTCGCGGCGCATGTCGTCCGGCTGCGGAGCGTAGATGACGCGGCGGGCATAGGTCTGGACGGTGCTGCCCCACTGGTTTCCGCTATATTGATTGTTGAACGTGGCCCCGCTCGACGCGGCCTGAGGCGCGGTCGTCGGCTTCTTCCTCGCGGAAGACTTGGCGGGCTTCGGGTCTTTCTTGCGGGGGGCCATAGATTATTCGTATCGGTTATCCCATCGGGTGTAAACCATCGTCGAGCGTCGACCATACTTGCCCGGGTCGAGGCGTGATAGGCCGAACATCGCCTCGTTCAAGACCTCCTTGGGCGTCATGCCTGGGAAGGCCTTGGTCGCCGAAGAGCCGGAGTCGGAGTAGGACATCAGGGTCTTTCCGTCCATGATGAGCTGAAGAGCCTTCGCCTTGAGGTCTAGCAATTCGCATTCCGTCAGGCCGATGAAGATTCCTTGTGCCATTTAATCCTGCGGTAATTGGCAACGAAGGGGGCGGCGACGCCCATATCCACGCCACGAGCTCTTCTTCCCGCAACTATCGGCGCCGCCGCTTAGGTGAAGTGTCCCCGGGTTCACGCGGAAGGCAAGTCGGTTTCGGTTGTTTCCTTGCCGACGATGCCCCAACGGACGGCCGCCAGGAGGCCGAGCAGTTCGCAGTCGAAAGCGTGGTTATCCTTCTTGCCCTGAGGCAGGAGCCACTGAGGTTTCCCCGTGCGCCTGTCCTTCACGCGGACTTCGGCATTCATCTGGTCAACGTAGTCCTGGCCCGCGTCTAGCGAGTAGGTGAATACTTTCCGAGAGCGTAGGCCGTGAAGGAGGTCTTTGCCGGCGAGATTAGACCATACGATCAGGACGGCCCGCGCCTGAAGACCGGGCACCATGATTGACTGTTTGTCGGAGTAGAAGCGGCGGGTCTGCTTCCCGTCCTTGGCCGTCACGCTGAAGTCTTCGTTGCCCGACCCCTTTGCACACTTCCAGCCACGCATGGCGGTCTGTCGATATACGTCTGTCGCGGCGTCTCCTGAGTCCACGCATACCAGGGCCTGATGAACTCCGTGCTTTTTTATGAAGGCCTCGACGTCGTTCCATGTGTCAATCTTGGCGAAGGCCTTGAGGCGGCTATGCCCGGTGCGACTCCACCGGCGGATGGCGCAAAAGAAGTGGCCGCGCTGCACGTCCACGCCGGCCGTGCGGAACGGGAACGAGCCTTCGGGTGCTCCCTCGCGGTCGACGACCCTGCCCTTCGGCGTGATCACTGACTCCCCTTCCCAGTCGTCGGTCATGTTGTAGTTCGCAGCCTGGGCGATGTTCACGATCTCCCCGCCCTCCTCGGCCCAAGGCATAGCGAGCCTCTTCATCTTGAACTGCATCCTCCCTTGTTCACTGCCGTAGACGTCGTACTCTTCCTTACTCTTTAGCATCATTACGGCCAGCTCGCCCCAGCTCATGGAGGCAAGGCTGTTCCAATGTAGGCCGATGTGCCCGGAGTTGGCCGACGATGCCGTGGCCACAAACGCACCACGCCGATTAGCCTCAAGTCGCGTTGCATTATTGTCGGGCAGTCGCTCCTGGCATGAGGCGCACTCGTACGTCGTGCCGGTGCTGACCTTCTGCAAATCCCAAGAGCCGGTTAATTTGGCGTCGTCGGGAAAGCGGACTTGCTCCCATAGGTAGGGCTGGAGCGTATCGCATTTGGGGCACCGAAAGTTCCAGTCACGTTGATCGGTGGACTCGTGCAGCTGATGGAACTCCTGCCCTGCCCGTCCGCCCTGGGACATGAAGATGCGTTTGCCCATCCAGCCGAACGCCGTCACGCGTGCGCTCAGTTCGGCAAGGTGCCCGGGCGGTGCCATCCAGCATTCGTCGGCGATGGTGTAACGCAGGGACAGGCGCTGAAGGTTCGCCTCGTTCCACAGGCCGCGACAGTAGAGCGTCATGCGGTCGAAGTCCGTAGTCGTCGAGCGATCCATGTCGTCGACCGAGATGCGGGCCTTCACCGGCGGGCAGTTGTTCCAGACGGGCCGCATGTAGCGAAGGGCGAAGTCCTTGGCCTCGGCGTCCGTAGATTGAAAGACTGCCGTCGGGCCTGGGGCGTTGGCGATGATATGGCACGTCAGCAAGCGGGCGAAGAGGGACTTGCCCGACTGGATGCTGGCGAGCACGGTGAGCATCCGCGTCTCAGGGTCGGCCGCGATGCGCAAGGCCTCCGCGATCCACGGCGTGCGCTCGGAGCGGAACGGCCCGGGCATCGGCGAGTCAGGGATGGCGAGCACGTTCTCCTCGAGCCACTCGACCACGTCGCCGGAGTCGGACGGCTTGAGCACGTCACGGCCTACGCGGAGAAGGTCGGTCTTATTCATAGAGCCCTGCCTCCTTGAGCAGACGATACAGCTCGTCGGAAAGTTCCGACCACTTCCTCGGCTTGCGCTTGAACGGACGCGACGGCTTCGGCATCGGCTTGCGCCTGGGCTTGCGCTTACGCTTCGTCATTGGCGGAGAGGTCGGCCTTCGTCTTGCGCACCCAAGTCTCGAGCGCCTTCACGGCCTTCGCCGGGTTCTCGGGGTTGCACCCTTCGGCCACGTCGAGGGCCAGCTTGTCGAGGCGGTTGACGACCTCGCCCATCAGCTGACGCATGGCCTCCGTCGCTTCCTTCGCGGCGATGTAGTCTTTAGCCAGGATGAGCCGGCGCTCTTGCTCTTCCTCGAGGGCGACGAGGGTCTTGAGGCTCTGGTTGTATGCGGTCTGGTACTTGCCCTGGTTAGGGTCGCCTCCCTCCATCGACGCAAGCCAGACGCCGCGGGCCCGACCGACGAGCGCCCGGTGTTCCGCGATCGTGTCGGAGAGCGTGCCGTCGTCGAGCTGCGCCGGCGCGGCCTTCGGCGCCTTGGCCTTGCGCTGCTCCTCGCGAGCGGCTCGCCAAGCCAGGGCGGCCTCGATGCTGTCGGTGGGAAGGCCTTCGCGTTTGAGCACGCTCACGCGCTGCGGCGTGATGTTCAAGGCCGTGCCGATCTCGAGGTTGCTGAGTTTACGCGTCATGGCCGAGTGCTGGAGTTCCCCCGTTTGCTGTTTTGGTCAAAACCTTCGTTTCCCCTCGTAAAAAAGAGGGGCAGGTGTCGTCCAACGCGGCGGAATAAGGCCCAAA